TATACTTCTCACTATATTCCTTCATAAACTCTGCCACTATTCTTAGTGACCTGTCAAAGTTATCCGGATTCATTATATTCATAACCCTAGTATACAATTCTGCATTTGTTAGCATCATTTGTAAAAAGAGTCGTTGAATATCTGTGTTATATTCCTTTTGCAATTTTACGCCTCTGCATTTCTATTTTTATTTTACTATTTGTTTTATTTTGTATTATACTTAGTAACGTAGGCAGTTTGCCATATCTTATTACTGCGTCATTTACATCTTTAATATCAGTATGCCAATCAGGTAAACTGACTTGATATCCCAATTCTAATGCTTTATCACATATTTTTAATCCAGTTGTATCCCTATCCGGCACCACAATTATTTGTTTGTTTAATTGTGACAACACTATAACTTGATCAGTGCTTATGTCATTGTGCATCAATGCAACACCATCAATTGATAGTGCATCAAAAATTCCCTCTGTGACTATACAAACACTCCAATCTTTGTGTTGTTTGTCAATATTGAATACATACCCCGGTTGCTGGTCATTAATAAATTTAGGAATCTTGTTATCAAGATACCTGCTAGTATTCCCTACTATTTCATTTTTATAAGTGTAGGGTATAACGATTCTATTTTTGTTTCTTCCCAAATCATCAGGGGTGACTACAAAAGAATAATCTTCTAAATTTATTTTTCTCTTTAGTAGATAATCAACATAAGTTTTATGTTCAGAATTTTCAATATCTAGTAGTTCACCAGGGGGTAAAGTTTTTGTTTTGAATTCAATTTTATGAAATTGTTTTTTACCACTAAAGTCCAAGAAGTCTTTATTTTGTAGACTTTCAAGATTCCATCTTTGTATTTGTTGCGTATCTACTCCGCACCATAATAAAAACTGTCTTGTTTTTGGGAATATGGGTTTTCCTAATTCAAAACTACAACTAAACCCACAATTGAAGCAATTGTACATCCAATGTTGAGGACCTTCAAATTTGACTCCTCCCCTAAATTTAGTATCCGGACGATGACCAGCATGGACACAACAAATGGCGTTGAAACTAGTCCAACCACTAGATGTTTGTCGTTTTTTACCTGGAATTAAACTTAGGATATCGAACATACTACTATAATAACATAGTATGTAGTGTAAGTCAATATTATCTGGCTAATAATCCGGTTACATTACCTTGAGTGCTGACGAACTGCACACGAATATATGGGTGAAATCCGTCAATTGCATACCCTGCTGTCTCAGTAGCATCCAAGTATGCATAGGTATTTCCGATATTATACCAACCAGAATCTGGCAATGTAGACCCCTGAACCTGAACAGTTCCTGAATAACCATCCAAGAAAGATTGGATAGTTAACAAACTATTGTTGTTAGTACTCATCACGCTACTAGTGTATGTTACTGTATTAGATTCAGGTATAGCATGACTTGGAATTTCTATATCCATTGCAGGAACAAAACTAGGTAAAATACTATCTACAATTTGTATAACGCCCCTAGCACTGGCTTCACTATTAACAAAGACTGGTAGATCGTATGTCCCGTCATTGATTTCCAAACTGTAAAAGCATTGTTGGATATCAATCATCTCTAAATCACTAGAATTAGTAACTAATTCAGCTATTCCAGTCAATGGCAAGGTAGCGGTTAATGCTTTGCGAAACAAGATTTCCTTACCTGTGTAGTTAATCAATCTAAAAGTAATGTCAAAACTACTAATATCTATGAATTTTTGTTCTTGGTTTAGAAACTGGAATTGAATAATGTTATCCACACCCTTGTTTAATGTTAAATTCTTAGCGTACACTATCTGGTACCTCCTGGTAGAATTACCACTGTACAAAACAACAACTTGTCTTGGCTTAAACTTATAAACATTTGTTGAATACACAATATGGCTCCTTTATACTATTTATAAAAATATATTGGGTAAAGATAATTGATAAATATTCCGTAACAATAATAATGATACATAACGAATTTTTCAAAAAACTAACAGAAAATCATCCTTTTATTACGGTATGTTCCTACGCTGGTCAAGACTATGTAGGTATAGTACAGAATAGAGATGATATAGTCACTACAATATATGACTATGGATCTATCATTCATCAAGATTTAAGAGAAAAATTCTTAGAACTCGGCGATATCTGGTGGTGGGAAAGTAATAGACTGGTACCTATTAATATGTTTCTTAAGGACGACTGGGTCGCTTTCAAACCATATATACGTACATTTAACAATAAAAGTCTTACTATCCTACATGGTCCCATATGTAGTATGCTGGAACTCAGCAAGCGTAAAAGTAAACGGAAATCAATTACATTGGTTAAGCGTATGCTCTGATTCAAGTAAATTCATATGTACAACTACCAAATGTGCATATGCTAAACTATGACTCTTTTTAAAGTGATATCCATCAGTGCCTTTATCCCAAACAGTTTGATTAACTGTCTTCCAATCTAATCCAATTAAGTGTTTCTTAGCAGGTCGAATGATAGCAAGAAACATAGCAAGTCTAGGTATACTGTTAATTGGCTCAGGCATCTTTTGCATACTGTTATAGTGATTGCTTAAGTGAATTAACTTCTCTACAAATACCCTATCATTAAATCTCTCCCATTTAGGCTCACTCATTAGTTCAGTTAGATGAGCCTCATCACGTACTTTGTCATATACATGAACATTCAACAAGTCTAATTTAATATAACCTCTGTTTTCAGCATCATTATAATCTATGTTTGCCATATTATTAATAGCATCATATGGAATATCAGTAACATAGATACCAGTAGCATGTTTACGCATTGGCTTGGCGTTACGCATTGCCGCAGGGATATGGTTGATATGTTCTAATATCTTATCTCTGTTACCAAAGTCAATGTCAATGTCTGAGTTAAATTTCATTATATTTAGGGATGCAATTAGCTAGTGCTGATAAAAGAGTTTGAATCGGGAACACACTTTGTAACTTATCTGTACTTAATACACAATTACTACGCGGAGCAACCACTGCTTGTTTAAATTCTTCTTTAGTAAACCACTCTTTATTGAAACCTAATCTATCCGATAGATACTTAGTAGTAGTTGATCCTGGATTGCACACATTGTACAATCCTTTAGGTATTGTCTTATGATTGTTTGCAAACTCTACAGCAACTTTAGCCACATCAGGAACATAACTCAAACTATTTTCATAGTTAATCAATTTTTCATAACGTGCTAATTTACTGAATAGATTCTTAGGGTCATGGTCATCACTAAAAGGCATACGAATACGCAACAGATAACTCTTATTCATATAGGGTTCTAATAGTTTTTGTTCTAATGCTTTACTTCCACTATAGAAACTACCATTGTTAAAATTGAAATTAGGTTCATCAGTTTCACTATAATGTTTTTCATATCCTGTATATACGCAACCACTAGAGATATGTACAATAGGACATTTCTCTGACTGCTCTAAGAATAAGGGATATAATACATTGCCATCAATTGTTTCTTGCTTGTAAATTTCGCAAGCATCTACATTAGGCACACCAGTGAATCCAGTAGCATTAATGATTGCTCGTTTGCCGTAGGGTATAGGATCACTATGTTTGATCCAGGTATGTTGTAAGTTTTGTTGTTCTAATTCTTTTTTTATCGCTTTACCGATATAGCCATGTCCAATAAGTATAATCATTTTAAAAGTTCCGGTGAATGTTGTGGGATACTAACTGTCTCGTCTTTCATGTTTTCTAACTTTGCAACTCTAGCCCGTAGTTCGCTACTGCTATAGGTATGTTGTCTCTTATGATAATGCAATTCAATATCATTGTCAATACAATATTGCTTTCCGGTGAAATCTCTATTGACATATTCTTCACTTAAAAAACGAATGTGAATAGTTTGGGTCATAAGCATTTGTAACAAATCATATTCAGTTGAGTAAACAAGGATTTCATCCACATACTTACATGCCTGCAATTGTACATATCGTTCATATACGCTTTGACATGGTTTGTTTTTAGTTCCCGGTCTATCAATAGTGGGGTCAACTTGTAATGCTACTATCAAATAATCACACAATTCTTTTTCCATCTTTAACATTGTTACATGCCCTGCATGGAACAAATCAAAGCTACTGCAATTAAATCCTATTTTCATCGTTGTTCTATCAATCCACATTTCATTAATTTCATATATGCTTGCTGTACCACAATAGCCTGTCGTTCAGCATCTTCTACTGCTTTGTGACTTGTAACATGACCACCTGACTTGAGTTTAACACCAGTGATATCATATATTGTTCTAGTGTCTCTGATGTTCCAGAAACTCCACGGTGGTAATTGTTTAAAGTTACGCCATGCACTTTCCATGACAACAATGTCAAAGCTAGCACCGTTACTCCATACATGACCATTGTTATAACGCCAGCACCATTTGTATAATATATCCATACAGTCTTTAAATGATACTCTGTCTCTATCACCTAATGCTTCTTCTTGTGCGGCTTCACTTTGTTCACCCCACCAGCGTAATGTATCATTGTTAATAGTACGATTGTGTAACTCTGTTTGATCTTCAATTGTAGGACGTAACTCTAGTCTCTCAATGATGCCTTGACCTTTAGGGTCGAACAATACTGCGCCGATAGTAAGTATAACACAGTCTGGACCTGTATCTAAACTCTCAATGTCAATCATTATATCAGCCATGTTATCTTTTCCATAATTCGTACATAGTTTTAAACTTATCATCCCACAACACTATTGTAACATTTCCTGACGTTAAAAGAAAGTCCCAACCCACACCTCTTTCCCCGAAATTGCGTCTACACCATTTTACAATAATACTTGGATCTTCTTTTTTCTTTATACACTCATATACGTATGAGGTTCTGTTTCCACTACCCATATAATTACGGTCATGGATCACATAATCAATTTCATCTTTTCTGATCGGTAGTGGTACAAATGTACCTGTAAGTTTTGTTATTGCCATTTTAATCCATAATATGTTGCTAATGATTCTTTGTAAAAATGAAAGAGCGCAAAGCTAGGTTTTTCTGGTCCATTAAATCTATCCTGTATACTAGGGTAATAACTAAAGTCAAAATCTACACCCTGAACATAGCCAGCTTCTCGTAATTCATTTGCTCGTTCCATTGTCTTTGCCGCAGATATTTCTAGTCTAAGATTAATCACGATGAAAACTTTATTACAAAAAAAGTAGCCAATTTTTCATCTTCTAATGTTAGAGTCCAAGTACTTGGTTCACTATACCTAGAATAACTCTGACGTTTAGCAACCCATCCCTGTCCACCAATACTATTATGTATGTAGAACATTCTAGGACCTACGTTCTTTACTAGCCATTTCTCCTGTCTCGCAGTTAGACTACCTTTAAGATTAATAGTTATTGCCATCTCAACATAAACCATTCACAATCTGCCTTGTCTCTAAAGAAAAACTTAGCATTGTTAGCATACCATCTTTCATTTGGTGTCCATACTCCCGGCTTATTTTCTGTGCCGCTGGCCCCAAACGTAGAAACACACCATGCTAGCATATCATTCCATTCTCCGCTAGATACAATTGGGGTTACTTGATAGTAGGGAATACCATACACACTACCCATACCATCATGGTTCACACTATGTATTGCCGACCAACCACCGTTACCACCGTATAATTTATTAGTCATTTGTCGCTTTTTAATCA